AGCGAAAACTCGCAGGCGCTGGACGGCTCGCCGCTCAAGGCATTTGCGGGCCAGCAGCACGACGCCCACATCATGAACCACATTTTGTTTGGCTTGTCACCAATGATGGCGGCCATGCCGCAGGTGGCAGTTACTCTGCAGAAACACATCTTTGAGCACATTCGCCTGAAGGCGGAAGAGGCAACAGAGGCCGAGTTGTTCCAGCAGTACGGCACGGACCCAGACAAGATCGTGTCTGCCCTGCAACGCGAGGCAATGATCGCCATCAAGGTTGCTGAGTACTACCAAGAAGCCAAGAAAATGCAGACCGATCTGGAAGGCCCTCCAGCGGAAGACCCACTGGTCAAGGTCAAGGAACAAGAAATCCAAGCCAAGGCTGCTGCCGATCAGGCCAAGGATCAGAACGAGAAAATGCGTATCCAGATCGAAGGCCAGCGCGTGCAAGGCGATCAGATGGTCGACCAAGCCAAGCTCATGCTCGAAGAACAGAAACTTCAACAACAAGGATCACAAAATGCAGCCCAAAACAGCCAAGCCCGCCAAAACGCCCAGCTCCAAGCAATTACCCGGGCCCAAAAAAGTGGCAACCCCAGCCGACAAACCTAAGAAAACGTATGTTTATCGCAAAGATGCGTTCAACAAGGTGTTGATTACGTAACAAGAAGGTGCATAATGCACCTCAAGCCCACGGACAGGGGTCTCATCTGTCTGCTTCATTGGAATGATCCATGCTTGAATTTGCCGAGAAAACGCTGATCGCTGTCAAGAAGCTCCGCCGTCAAACGGAAGAGATTTTGGTGAGCGGCAACGTGAAGGATATGGAGCAGTACAAGTTCCTGATGGGACGCCTTGAGGGTTACAAGTTTGTTGAGATGGAGGTGCAGAACCTCCTCAGCAAAGACCAAGACCAATAAAGGAGTAACCATGGAAATGACTGCGTTGGAGAAAAAGTGGGCAGAGGATGCTGCTGCTCACGTGCCTTCCCTGGACGATGCTTACGACAAAGAGGGCAGCCTCAATGTCGAGAAGATCGAACAGAAGGTAATGGACCGAATCCCTGCCCCTACGGGCTGGCGGATCGTCATCCTGCCCTACCGAGGGGCGGAAAAAACCAAAGGTGGCATCGTACTGTCAGACCAAACCCGTCAGCGCGAGCAGTCGGCAACGGTTTGCGGCTATGTGCTGTCTGTTGGCCCACTTGCCTACGCCGACGAGAACAAGTTCCCGACCGGCCCGTGGTGCAAGAAAGGTGACTGGATTATCTTTGGCCGATACTCAGGTGCACGCCTGCCGATCGACGAAGGTGAAATCCGAATCATCAATGATGACGAAGTCCTGGCACTGATCCAGAACCCCGAAGATATCGTTCACCTATAAGGCAAATCATGGCAAATGAAATGGACAACGAACAGTTGGAATTTGACTTGGGAGCGGACGAAAAAGCCGCTACCGTGACATTTGACAACGACGCTGACGGCAATCAGGAAGAAGGCAAAATTCAAGCCCCTGAGCGCGAGGCCCCCGAGCAGCGCGAAAGCTCTGCACACTCTGACGAGCTGGGCTCGGTCAACGAGGCAGTGCAAAAGCGCATCGCCAAGCTGACCGCCAAGATGCGCGAAGCCGAGCGCCGCGAACAGGCCGCCGTGGAGTACGCCAAGGGGCTGCAGTCTCAGGCTCAGCAGCTTCAGCAGAAGCTGGTCCACACCGACTACAGCCGCTTGAACGAAACCAAGTCCCGCTTGGAGTCTCAGCAATCTGCACTGCGCCAAATCATCCAAAAAGCGCGTGAAGAGGGGGACCTTGACACTGAGATGGAAGCGCAAGAGCGCCTCACATCTTTGCTTCAGGAAAAAGGCCAAGTGTCTACCTGGCTGCAGCAGCAAGAAGAGGCAGTTCGCAATCCTGCTCCCGTGCAGCAATACCAGCCTGCCGCTCAACAGCAGCCCCAGCGTGCTGAACCCGATCCTCGTGCCGAGGACTGGGCCGCCAGAAACACTTGGTTTGGGCAAGATCGCATGCTGACATACGCTGCGTGGGGCATCCACCAAGAGCTCATCGAGAAGGAGGGTGTTGACCCCCAATCCGACGAGTACTATACTGAATTGGATCGACGGCTTCGGGACGAGTTTCCGAAGAAGTTCGCGGGCGAGCAATCGTCCAACCAATCATCCAGACAACAGCGTTCCGCGCCTGCTGTTGCCCCTGCATCCCGGAGTTCCGGAATAAATAGTGCGCGCCGAACTGTCCGGTTATCGCCGAGTCAGGTTGCTATTGCAAAGAAACTGGGTGTACCTCTTGAAGAGTATGCCAAGTACGTTAAGGAGTAAGTCATGAGCGAAAAAATCACTATCGACCGAGCCAGCCGTTCCGCCGAAAGCCGGGACAAAGAATCTCGTCGCAAGCCATGGCGTCCCCCTTCGCGCTTGGATGCACCACCTGCCCCCGAAGGTTTTAAGTACCGTTGGATTCGCTCCGAAATCAACGGCACCCTTGACAACCAGAACGTGTACAGCAAGCTGCGTGAGGGATACGAACTTGTTCGCCCCGAAAATATTCCTGAGGAATACCGCGCAACATTGCCCACGATGGACGACGGCAAACATGCTGGCGTGATCTCTGTTGGTGGACTCTTGCTTGCCAAGATTCCCGACGAGACTGTTGAGGAGCGGAACGCATACTTCCGCCAGAGGGCACAGGAACAGTTGCATGCTGTGGACAACGAGATGATGCGTGAGAACGCTCACTCTTCAATGCGAATCCAGTCACCTGACCGGACCTCGCGCACAACATTCCGTCAGCCGCAAGGCTGATAACTTCAATCCTGTAGGAGATTCAAATGGCAAACATCAACAAGCCTTTTGGTCTGCGTCCGTCGGGTAACCTCTCTGCTACCGGTGCTCAAAAGCAATACGGTTACGAGATCGCCGACAACCAGGCCGGGGCCATTTTCCAGGGCGACCTCGTCGTCGTGTATGACGGCTACATCATCAAGTACGACGCATCCACCCACGCTGCACCCACTGGCGTGTTCAACGGCTGCCAGTACAACGACCCAACTCGTGCCAACAAGCCGACTTGGAAAAACTACTATCCCGGTAGCATCAACGTCGAGATCGGCCCTATCTACTGCGAAGTGATTGACGATCCCGCCCAGCTGTTCCTGGTCCAAACCGATGGTGCGTTTGTTCAGGCAAACATTGGCAAGAACGCTGACCCAACTGCCTCCACAACTGGCAGCACCGTCAACGGTATCTCCAACGGCACTTTGGCCTCGGCCTCTATCGCCAAGACAGCTGCCCTGACCTTCAAAATCGTTGGCCTCTACGATGTTCCTGACAATGAATTGGGCACAAATGCAGTGGTCGTTGTAAAACTCAACCAACACCAGTACGGTAGCGTCGGTGTTGCATCTGACGGAGCATAATCATGGCCATTACCCGTTCCCAACTCGTCAAAGAACTCGAGCCGGGCCTGAACGCCCTGTTTGGCATTGAGTACAAGCGCTACGAGAACGAGCACGAAGAGATTTTCTCTACCGAGACATCTGATCGTGCGTTCGAAGAAGAAGTCATGTTGACTGGCTTCGGCTCCGCCCCGGTGAAGACCGAAGGCGCTGGCCTGGCATACGACACCGCTTTGGAATCGTTCACTGCTCGTTACACCCACGAAACCATCGCTATGGCGTTCGCGCTGACAGAAGAAGCCGTTGAGGACAACCTCTACGACCGCCTGTCTGCTCGTTACACCAAGGCTCTGGCCCGTTCCATGGCCAACACCAAGCAAGTTAAAGCTGCTTCCGTGTTGAACAATGGCTTCACTGGCGGCCAGTACGCTGGTGGTGACGGCGTGGCTTTGATGTCCACTGCCCACCCCACTGCTTTGGGTCCAAACTTCGCCAACCGCCCCACTGTGGCTGCTGACTTGAACGAGACTTCCCTCGAGCAAGGCATCATCGACATCGCGGCGTTCACTGACGAACGTGGCCTGAAGGTTGCCTTGACAGCCCGCAAGATGATTGTTCCTAAGGAACTGCAGTTCACTGCAGAGCGCCTGATGAAGAGCACTTTGCGCACTGGCACTGCTGACAACGACATCAACGCGATCAAGTCCATGGGCCTGATCCCCGAAGGTTACGCTGTCAACCACTACCTGACCGACGTGGATGCATGGTTCCTGATCACCGACGCGCCTAACGGCCTGAAGATGTTCAACCGTTCGCCCATCAAGACCGCTTTCGAAGGCGACTTCGACACCGGTAACGTGCGTTACAAGGCCCGTGAGCGTTACAGCTTCGGCTGGTCTGACCCACGTGGTATCTACGGTTCTCCTGGCGCTGCATAAGCGGTCGGAAAACATGAAAAGGGCCCCTTGTGGGCCCTTTTCTTTTGGTGTATATTGCGCGCATCCCCGGATCTTCCGGTGTACCTGACGGCTCCGGGCCGACGTCATGCAGACAGGTGCACTTCAACCGCATGAGGAACAAATCATGGCAAACACCACCTTCAACGGCCCAGTTCGCT